GCCTTATGAAGAAAGGAATACTCTTATGAGCAATAAATTTAATGAACTTATCGAACTTTTCATCGCTGAAGAGCAAGATAAGGCAAAAGCACTGTTCCACGATATTGTGGTAGAAAAAAGCCGTGACATCTATGAGTCACTTCTAAACGACGAAGAGCAAGTTGACGAAGAAGAAGCAATTGACGAAACAACTGAAGAAGTTGAAGAGTCAGACATGGATGAAGAGCTAGGCGGCGATGCTGCTGATGACATGATTGATGACATCGAAGCAGACGAACAAGGTCTTGACGTTGCAGAAGAAGATGATGCAGACGAAGATATGGAAGACCGTGTAGTTGATCTAGAAGATGCTCTGGATGAACTTAAAGCAGAATTCGAAAAACTAATGGGTGACGAAGAAGCAGAAGACGAAGGCGAAATGGACATGGACATGGATATGGACATTGACATGGGCGACGAAGAAGGCGAAGAAGAAGCTGAAGAAGAAATGGAAGCATTCGAAGACGCCGAAATGGTTCGCGAATACGCTGAAAAAGCACCAGCACCAGTTACATCTGAAGAAGGTGACGGATCAACAGGTCCAGTTGCAAGTAAGAATGACATGGGCGGTAAAGCAGTTGACCCAACTGGTGAAGAGTCAGGCGGCGCAGCACCAGCAGCAAAAGACATGGGTGGCACAACCAAGCCAGACATGAAGAAAGTCTAAGGTAACCTTTTATGAACTACCTCAGAGAAAACCTTACATTTGATCAAGCTCAAGTTGTACTTGAGAGTGCCAATGACGGTAAGGATCTCTACATGAAAGGCATTTGTATCCAGGGCGGGGTTAAAAACGCAAACGAGCGTGTTTACCCTGTCTCTGAAATTTCCGATGCCGTAAATCATCTCAATGAGCAAATTAGCAAAGGCAACAGTGTCTTAGGTGAAGTTGATCATCCAGATGATTTAAAAATCAACCTTGATCGTGTGAGTCACATGATTGAGAGCATGTGGATGGATGGTCCAAACGGTTACGGAAAACTTAAAATCCTTCCAACTCCAATGGGTAACCTAGTTAAAACCATGTTGGATAGTGGAGTAAAGTTGGGTGTGAGCAGTAGAGGCAGTGGTAACGTTGCTGAATCAACTGGTCATGTATCTGATTTTGAAATTGTCACAGTGGATGTTGTGGCACAACCAAGTGCGCCAAATGCATATCCTACAGCCATTTATGAAGGCTTGTTGAATATGCGCCATGGCCATACAGTGCTTGAGATGGCTCGTGAATCAAACGGCAATGCTCGAGTGCAAAAATACTTGAAGGACGAAGTTGTTCGTCTTATCAAGGATCTAAAGATCTAGGAGATCAAAATGCTAGATGCTCTAAAACCTTTATTGGATAGTGATCTTGTGAACGAGTCAACTCGCAACGAAATTCAAGAAGCATGGAACGCAAAGATGAACGAAACACGTGAATCTGTTACTGCTGAACTTCGTGAAGAGTTTGCACGTCGCTACGAACACGATAAGTCCACAATGGTTGAGGCTTTGGATCGTATGGTAACTGAAAGTCTAAGTGAAGAATTAGCACAAATTGCTGAAGAGAAAAAAGCTCTTGCAGAAGATCGTGCTCGTTTTGTTGCTAAGATGACAGAAAGTTCAGGTACATTTGACCAGTTTATGGTTAAAACACTGTCTGAAGAAATCAAAGAACTACACAAAGATCGTGCAACACAAGCAGATACAATTGCAATATTGGAGCAGTTTGTGGTTGGTCATATCGCTGAAGAAATTCAAGAGTTCCAAGCAGATCGCCAAGACGTCGTTGAGACAAAAGTTCGCCTTGTAAAAGAGGCTCGTGAGCAGTTTAAAGCTCTTAAAGAGAACTTTGTTAAGAAGTCTAGTGCAGTTCTTGAAGAAGCAGTTACCACACATCTTAAGTCAGAAATCGGTCAATTAAAAGAGGACATCGAAGTTGCTAAAAATAACAACTTTGGAAGAAAGATTTTCGAAGCATTTGCCACTGAGTTTAGTTCAAGTATGTTAAACGAAAACCAAGAAATCAAAGACCTAAAGTCTAAGATGGAAGAGGTTCAAGCACAACTTGATGAAGCAAAAGTAGCAGTTGCTGAAAAGAATCAAATTGTTGAGAGTAAGGAAGCAGAAATCAAAGCAATCACTGAGAGCACAGCTCGCAAGGATGCAATGGAATCACTTCTCAAGCCACTTAACAAAGAGAAAAGCGCAATCATGCGTGATCTATTAGAGAGTGTACAAACTGAAAAGTTGAAAGGCGCTTTCGA